AGTGAAGTCGGCGCCGGTCTTCGACGCCTTGCCCATGTCGTCGGACGCGGAGGTGGCGGACTTGCCGAAATCGTCTAGGGACTCCTCACCCTTCTTGGCGGCCTTCGTCAGCTTGGAGGCATCACCCGCGAATTCAAGGTTGACGGTGTTCGGCATCAGTCGACGTCCAGTCCGGCGTCACGCGCCACCTGTTCCAGCGCGCCGGCGAGCGCGGCCTGGATCTCCGGGCCGACCTTCCGCAGGGTCGGATACAGGTACCGGCCCTCCTTGTAGAAGGGCCGGATCACCGACTTCTTCCTGCCCGTCTTGCCCCCGAAGTCCAGCCATGGATAGTAGGGGGCCTTCTTGCCGCCGACCGACACTCGCGCCGACGTGCGCGTGCTCTTCGCCTGCAACGATTTCGCCGCTGCGCCGGTGCGTTTCGGAACGACCATCCGGGTATGGCTGATCAGCAGATCGGCCGCAACGTTCAAAGCGACCTTCAGGCCTTTCGGGGCTTCCTTGTCCAGCTTGCGCAGACCCCTGTTGAATTCGGCCAGGCCGTCGATGCCGATCTTCACGTCCATATCGTCACCCGCCCTTGTGCCGGTTCATCTCGATCCGTTGCGCCTTGCGCTGGTAGTAAATCGCCCACGTCACGTATTCGGCCTGCGACATCCGGCGGCGCATGTCCGCGACCGTACCCAGTCCGAGCCGTTCGGTCAGATAATGCTCGAACTCAAGCTCCGTCGTCTCCAGCGCCATCCACGCTTCTTTTGGCGGCGCCCTGCCCCATGCCCGACAGGTCCCGGATCTTTTCCGACAGGACCTTGAAGTCACCGCCCGCTGGCGAATTGCGCTGCCACTTCTCCACCTGCTGAAGAGTCATCTTCGGCACGACCATGCAGGACACCACATTGCGGCGCTCGATGACTTCCGACTCCTCGGTGCCTTTTCCGTTGAACATCAGCTCATGCCTCGACAGGCCACGGACACGGACGACCCCGCCCGACGGCAGGGTGACATCCTCGCCGTCGAGGTCAAGGTCTCCGGCTTCGAGGTCTTCGGCGCTTGCGTACTCGGTCACGGCGTTCCTCAGGTGGTGGTCTGGTAGACGACGGTGACGTCGTCGCTGAATTGCAGGTCCGCGGACCAGGTGATCATATCGGCGACCGGCCGGGTCTCGTTGTACTTGGTGATCAGGGCGTCCACGGTGCGCTGCGGCTTTCCGATGCCGGTACCCTCCGGCCGGTCGACGTAGGTCGCGTTGGTGCCGAGCAGTGGCTCGATGATGGCCCGCGGTCCGGACGACGTGCTGCTGTCGTAGAAGCCGCCGATGGTTCCGGACCCGTTGAGCAGGCCGCCCTTGAAAACGTGAGCATTCTTGCCGTACGTGGTGACGTCGTGGGAGTCGGCCGTGCGTTCCGGCGTGGAGGAGTTGCAGTAGGACGAAAGGTTGTTCCCGCCGAGCGAGACGTACACTCCGCGACCGTGGACGAACGTCATGACGTTCCCCTCCCATAGATGTTGACGGTGAACATGGCGCCCGCGTAGCTTGCGTCGCCCCAGGTCTCAGGGTCGGTGTCTCCGGACGCCACTGACACCACATCGCACGACGTGTAGACGCCCGACTCCAGTACCTGCACGATCGATTTCGGGCCGGAGCCGTCGAGGTACGCGCCGAGTCGCTGCACGACGGTGGAGTCGTCGACCTTCCCGGCGAGGATCAGCACCGGCCACGCGATGTGATCCATACCCCGCTGGTAGGTGGTGGTGAAGGTGGTCTGCCCCGGGAGGAACACCACCCCGGCGGGGGTGGACACCGAGCCGGGCGCGCCCTTGTATACCCGCAGCCCGGAGATCGTCCTCAGCCGGGCGACGAGTTCCTCCGCAACATCGTCGATGATCATGCGAACCCCGGCAGCACGTACGGGCCGACCAGATCTTCAATATCCGGGTCGAACCGGGACACCCGGATCGGGCCGTCCTGCGCCCAACCTGCCACGCCCTCCGGCGAGTCACGGCGCATGAACCGGCGGTTGGCCAACAGCAGCGTCGCCTCTGCGATGGCGTCCGGCACCTTCGGCCAACCCCAGTCGGCGGTCACCCGGGCGCGGCGCGCCGGCCAGCCGTACAGCACCCGGCGAATACCGGTGATGGCCCGGCCGAGCGCGAGAGCGTTCTCCGGCTCGGTCTCGTGATCGGTGATCGGTGACCAGGCCGTGCCGTCGCCGGTCTCCACGATCAGCCCGGTGGCCGAAGCGATGTCATCGACCAGCAGCACGGACCCGTCGTCGTCGCACACCACCCGGTCTGCGATCCGGTAGATGCGCGCGGACGCTGCGCCGTCGGCGTAGAAGCGACGCCCGGTGCGGTCGTCGATGGCCCGGGACGCCCGGGTGATGCGGGCCTGCAGCATGGTGTCGCTGTCGGCGTCGGTGATCTGCCGGATGTCCTTCAGTTCGGTGAGGGTGACGTACTCGTTGGCCATCAGGTCACCCGGGCCTTCTCGAGCAACGCCCGGACGATGTCTGCGCGCAACGCCCGGACGATGTCCGCGTCCCGCGGGAGGCGCTCGTACCGCCATCGGGCGTACGCAGCCTTGTCCTTGGCGTACTGCTCTGGGCTGTTCACCCGCCGGTAGCCGTCGTCCACCTGCGCCTTCCCGGCCACCGGATGCATGTGCTCGATCAGCACCTCGGGCAGGTAGCGCAAGCAGCCGGCAACCTCGCCGAGATCCTTGATCGCGTTGTCGCAGTAGAGGTGCTCGACGTCGGCGGGCACCATCCGGCCCAGCACGCGGATGATGTCCGGGGTCATCGCCCACCATGTCGGCAGGTTCCGGTTCTGGATGCCGTCCCGCCCGTAGACGATACCGGAGCCGAGGTCGCTGAGGCCGGCAAGAAGGGCACCAACCCACCCGTCGGTGCGGGGCAGGTGGTCGTCGCCCATGAACGCGATCCCGCCCCAACCGCCGGCGGAGGCCGCCGCTACCGCGCCCTCGTTCAGCTTGTGAACCATGGGCTTCCAGGTCTGCGCGAACACGAATCCCACCTGCATGCTATCGGCGTCGGGGATGTCCTGATCCAGGTACTCCGCGTAGCGCGGATCGTCGGCGTCGATCGCGAACACGAGGCGGGCGTCGGCGTACGCGCCGGTCGCACGCCAGGCCTCCGTCACCTTCGCAACACTCTCCGGGCGGCCTCGGGACGGGACGATCACCAAGAGGCCGGCATCAGTCGGGAACGGCATCGGCGGCCACCTCCTGCACGGCGAACGCCATCTGAGCGATCATCTTGTGCCGGAGGAACTCGTCCTCGCCGACCCAGATCGTCTTCGCGTGGGTGGTCTTGATGCCGGTGTGCACGTGCACCGGAATGTCGAGCATGCCCAGCTTGTAGCAGAACGACAGATCCTCGGACACCATCCGGCCGTCGCCGTACTTCACCTGCTCGAACCAGGTGTCACCGTGCTCCGCGCGGACCTTCTCCAGCACCGACCGGTGAATGAGCAGGCACGCGGCGCCGGTCGCGGCGACCTTCACCGCGGTGTCCTGCGGGTAGCCATCAGCGTTGATGAACCCCTCGGTCCCGTCGGGGTTCTTCCACCAGCCGTACAGCGTCGGGAACGGGGTCGTCACGTACCCGCCGAACCCGTCGGGGTCACCCTGCTTCATCCCGAAGCACAGCGCGCCCACCACCGGCCGCTCCACCGGATCAGCGGCGGCCACCAGACGGTCCACCACGTCCGGCTCGAAGCCCATGTCGGTGTCGACGAACCACAGCCACTCCTCGGGTGAGGAGTCGAGGAAATGCGCGACCGCCTTGTTCCGGGAGTCGACGAGGCCGCCCGTGCCGGTACGCACCATGAACGGGCCCGACGACGCGAACAGCCGCTGATTGTTGACCACGTCGTAGTTGACCAGCCCGGTCAGGGAGACGTGGAAGCTGTGCTGGATGTCGGTGGCCGGGTGCAGGTAGGCGACCAGGACCGTCCCGTCACTCACCGGACGCCGGCGCCTTCCGCGCAGCCTTCGGCACGGTGACGTTACGGGTCTCACCCGGCGCGCGGGTGGCCCGTTCGACGTTGAGCGGCCGGCCGTGGACCTTCTCCGGCGCCTCGGTGAACAACTCCGGCCGGGCACGGACCAGCGCGGAGTCGGAATCCCAGGGCTGATCCTTCTTCAGGAACGCACTGTCCCCGTCGCCCCACGTCACGGTGGCGGACTGCTTCGCGTACACGATGGCCATGCCGTTCATCTCCCTCGGTTGCCAGGTGCCAGGTTGGTGGCGCGCCCCCGCCACCTGGCGAGACGGGGGCGCACGGTTGATCGGCCGGTCAGCTGGTCTTGTTCTGGAGCATGCGGAATCCGAGGTCGTTCACGGAGTCCGCGCCGACCCGGGTCCACGCGTACCACGCGCGCTCGCCGGTCGGCATGTTGTTGGTGACGTCGAAGACGTGCGGCACCAGCTCGATGTTCATGCCCGCCCGCTGCGCGACCAGGTAGTTGCTCCAGTCGCCGACGATCAGGATGTTGCCCGCGGCGGTGCCGGTCGGCAGGTCGGCCATGTAGTCGTTCTCGTACATGGACCGGCCCTTGAGCACGGTGACGCCTTCCGCGGTGAAGTTCACCGTGAACGCGGCGCCGGCGTCCTGGCCGAGCTGCTGGATCGAGCCGTTGATGCCGGTGTGCGACATCCACGCCACCCGGCCGGCCAGGGCGGGGTTGCGGTACCGGATCGGCAGCGCCTTCCACAGCTTGTTGACGTCCGACGCGGCCAGGGTACCGCCGGTGCCCGACGCGACCAGCACGCCCGCCGTCGCGGCCAGCGCCGTGACGATGCCGAACGGCTCTTCCGAGCCGTCACCGGCGCCGACGGTCAGCTTCTGCACCAGGATCTCCTGGTAGCCGGACGACAGCAGCCGCTCCATCTCCATCGCGAACGCCGGGTAGTCCATCCCGACCTCGATCGAGTACGGAATGTAGCCGTCCGCCTTGTGGACGTTCACGACCGGCTGCGCCAGGGTCGGGGAGCCGTCGGTGGTCGCGGTCGCCTCCGCCCGGAACTTCCAGGTGACGCCGGCCGACGAGACACCCTTCCACGCGTCGGTGGTGATCGTCTCCACCCGGGCCAGGCCCAGGATGTCGTTCGGGTGACCCTGCGCGGTGAGGATGATCGTCGGGTCGATCAGGACCGGCACACCGTAGCCGCCGGCCGCGCCGCCGCTGCCGCCGATGCTCATCGACCGGAACTCGTTGAACGCCTCGACCGCCCGGCCCTCTTCGGGGGTGAGGATGGGGGTCGGCGACGAGACCAGCTTCATGAACGCGCTGCGGTACTGCGGGTTCTCGGTGAGGATCGTCTGCGCCGCGATGAGCGCACCGTTGGTGTTCCGGTTCCCGGACCGCAGCAGATCCGACACGCGCTTCTTCGCGTCGTCGTCCATGTGGCCGATCGAGTCGTCGTCGTCGAGAACGGTCAGCGCCTTCGACCGCAACTCCTGCGGCGACAGCCCGCGGATGTTCGCGTTCTGGAACGGGGTCTCCTGCTTCTTGGAGAAGCGCGTCGAGCCCCACCGCTCGCGGGATTCCTTGAGCTTCGCGCGCCGCTCGGCCACGTGGAGCCGCTCCACTGTCTGCCGGTGCTCCTCATCGAGCATCTGCCAGCGCTCGTCCTGTTCCGGGGTGAGCGCCTGGGCGCCCGCCTCGTCGTTGAGGTTGCGCAGCTCGGCCTCGAGGGCCTCGCGCAGCTCGTCGAGGTTCTCGCCGACGGGCGAGGTCTCGCACTTGGTCCGCAGTTCGTCGAGCGTCGGGCCACCGCCGGCGGCGAGCCGGACCGGCATGCCGTTCTTGCGGTAACCGATGATCTTTCCAGCGAGGTCGCTGAGTCCGGGACGGATGTTCATGGGCCTTACCTCTTTGCCATTTCGATGAGAGTGAGGCGGCGCAGGCGCGCTGCCGCGGACATCCCGTCGACGTGGCGGCCCTCATCGGGTGCCGGCGGCTCAGGTGCGGGCGGTGTCCGGGTGGCGGCCCCGTCTTCGGGGGTGCCGAGCCCGTTCAATGCCCGGAAAGCTTCGAACGTGCGAACCAGGTCAGCATAACGGCGCTGATCGCGCTGTTGCACCTGCTCGGCGTACCAGTCGACCCCCGACCGCAACGACGCCGTCGCTTCGGGGTTGGCGGGCCAGGTGACGGGGCCCGCCTCGTGAAGGCGGACCTCGGTGATGGTCCGCTCCGGCAGGGCCTGCGGATTGTCCGCCGACGCCTCCGGCTCGTTGTTCCAGGTCTCGCCGAGCACCTCGAACATGAAGCTGCTGCCGTATGCGCCTGCTCGCAGCCCCGGGAGCAGGTCCCGGTTGTACGAGGTGTCGAACAGTGGCCCCTCGAGGTACGGGCTGTCCGCCCGCTCTTCGATCACCTCGGGAACCGAGAGCACCTTGTCCCCGATGTTCAGGTCCATGCCGTGGTTGAACAGGATCTTCACCTGTGAACCGCGTTCGGCGATGGTCTTCTTGAACGCTCCGGGGACTGTCCGCTCCAGGAACGTGCCTTCCCAGAACGAGTCGATCTCGTACCAGGAGTTGAAGGTGGAGAAGTTCACCTCAAGTGTCCCGAGCCGCCCGTCGTCCGGGGTGTCGGCAGCGGCGACAGCAGGGGCGTCGGCGCGGGGGGTGAGGCGGGGCACCCGGGCCCCGCCACGGATCACGTACAGGCCACGCATCGACCTCATGACGGGGGCTCCTTCGGGACATTCGGGTCCGCCGGCGGCGCGGCGGGAAGTAGGGGTGCGGGCTTCGGGACGACGTCGTTGCCACCCGGGACCGGCGGTTCGTCCTCGAGTTCACGAACCTCGTTCACAGACTTCCACGGCTTGCCCATGGCGAGTTGATACGCCTGGTAGCGGGCGAGGGTGTTGGTCTCGAGCAGCGCATCCCGGTTGATCTTCGCGTACTGCGGGCGCGGCAGGAACAGGAACAGGGTCCGCTCCACCCGGCGGATCCACTTACCCACCGCGTACTTCAGCAGCTGGATGTCACGGTCCTGCACGTTGGCGTAGGTCATGCTGCCGCCGGTGTCGTAGCCGAG